ACCAGCCAAGTTGGCCCGTAAAGCCATGAGGAAGGCACTAAGGTCTGTCGGCAATACGTGGGTACCACTTGCCCAGTCGAAGGCACCAGATGACTCTGGAGGCCTTCGTGATTCGATTAGGGCGAGAGTATCAACGAAGAACGAAGGGCAGGAAGGAAGCGTCACAGTAGGTCCAACGTTCATGCCACGCAAGGACGGCAAGAAGTCAGTTGGTCCCGGTGTCTATGGGATGTTCGTCGAGTTCGGACTCAAGAAGAAGGAATACCCAAGTACACCATTCCTGCGCCCAACCTTCGACACCAGTGGAATGACAGTCGTTGATGTCTTTGCTGAAGTGCTGAAGGAAGAACTAGCCAACATCGATGTGTGACGCATAGAGGGGATATGGGGTCGACCAAATTCTGACATGACATCAACTGGCGACCGCCGCCCAGTTTTCAACACACCACCGCGAAATGGATCTTTTGACTCCAATTTGAAAAACCCAATAAACATGCTCCCAAAGGACCAATCAATGACATCGAAACAGACCCAACCCCCCAAGCGGGAGGTTCGCAGCGTCACGTGCAAACAATCCCCGTTGACGTTACGAACGACGCCAGAAGGTAAGCAGATCTCTGGCTATGCAATCGTGTGGAAATCACCATCTGTTGACCTCGGTGGCTTCACTGAAGTGTGTTCAGCCAGCATGTGCAATCGCACCCTCAAGGCAGGGCATGCAATCCTTGCACTCCGCGACCACAAGCCAGAGATGCTGCTTGGCAACACTGCTGCAGGGACGTTGACACTCAACGCTGATAGCACAGGACTGGCCTTCACTCTCACTCTGCCTTCCACAGCCATTGGTGACGATACGTTCACCAATGTGCAACTGCGGAACCTCGATGGTGTCAGCTTTGGGTTCTCGACTGTAGAAGATTCATGGGAAGTCGGGGCAGATGGCAAAGTTGTACGCACATTGCTTGACGTCGATCTCTTCGAGATTTCGCCTTGCAGCTTTGCCGCATACCCTGGCACGTCAGTAGACGTGAGAAGTTGCCCTGCAGAGTTGAAGTCAAAGCTAACCCGCTCTGACGACGAGTACGACGAAGGCGAAGAGGACGACGAAGAGGCAGAGAACCAGAATGGCTGTTCCTGCCCTTGCCAGAATTGCCGCGAAGGTCAATGCGAACTCTGCGACGAAGAAGGTTGTGACGATCCCGACTGTGAAGGTTGCCCGATGAAAGATGAATCACGAAGTGACCATGTGCGCGTGAAGCGTCTCTTTGCACTTCGATCCAATTGAGTTTTGAAGTAACGATGTGATGTAAGAACGAGAAAAACCAATCCGGCCTTACTACCTCAGGGGCTGCCCTTCAATGGGCAGCCCTTTTTGTTTGCAAACAAAAACCCACAACAGAACCAAGCCCCAAGGGCAGAAAGAACCTAGAACTTTATGGAAGCAGTAAAGCAGTTGAAGTTTAAGCGTAACAAGATGTTGACCGACATGAGTGCACTTGCTGGCAAGCCTTGGACCACGGAGAGTCGTGCATCCTTTGACCGCATCGCCAAGGACGTGGAGGTTCTTGAAGGTGACATTCAGCGTGCAGAGTCGATGGCAGCATTCGAGACTGAGAATCGCTCGTTCGATCGTTCGGCGCGTCCCGGTATCGGAAGCAATTCTGGTGACGAACAGCGTGACCGCATCAACAAGGCCTTCAGAAGCTATGCACGCACGGGGCAGATTCCCGAAGAGTATCGCGACCTGTTGTCCACGTCAGACGCAACGGGCGGGGCACTCATCCCACAGGACTTTTTTCCTGAACTCACCAACGCGTTGAAGTTCTACGGACCCATCGCCAGCAAGGTTAAGCAGAGGGTTACCGACAACAACGGCGCTCCTCTCAAGGTTGGTATGGGCAACGACACGACCAATGGTCTCGTACTTCTGGGCACGGAAGGCACCAGTGGACCTGTCGAAACGGACCCGGCGTTCCAGAGTAAGTTGCTTGGTGTGGACACCGTCACTGGTGGACTCGTCAAGATCAGCTTCCAAGAACTCGCTGACTCATCGTTCAACTTGGACAGCGCGATCCGCGACTACTTTGGTATGCGTTATGGCCGTGGTCTAGAGTCCGCCATCACCACGGGCAAGGACTCGGCTGGTACCACGCTGCCCAACCAATCTGTTGGTGGCCTGCTGGGTGCGGCTGTGGTTGGCACCACGACTGCAACCATTGCCGCTGGCATCGGCTGGGATGATCTGACGGCCACGTTCTCTGCTCTCGATCCGGCCTACACCATCACGCCGTCATGGGTCATGAACAGTGGAACTCGTTCGTACCTGATTGGGTTGAAGGATGGCTTTGGTCGTCCGTACTTCCAGAACGACCCGAGTGGTTCCGCGCCGTTCCAGTCGATCATGGGGTTCCCGATTGTGCTGAATCAGGCGATGCCAAATATGGGAAGTTCAAAAACGCCCATTTTGTTCGGCGACCTGGAGAAGAGTTATCTCCTGCGTACCGATGGGGCACCTTCCATCCTGCGTCTGAACGAGCGGTATGCCGACACGTTGGAAGTGGGCTTCTACCTGTGGACGCGTATCGGTGGCCTGTCGCTGGCTGCTGGTGTCACGCCGCTGGTCAGTCTCAAACAGGCTGCAAGCTAATCAACAACTGAACACAACTTGGCCACCAGTCCAGTGCGGATTGGTGGCCAGCATTTTTGCATGAGCAGGAATAGATAAAGGAGAACGATGAACTTAGATATAAAGGCAGAGAAGATTTTTGGAATTAGAGATCGGATCTTGGCATTCAATGGGGCTGCACTCACCGCAGATGATCTCAGCCCCATTGTCAAACTGAACACCGACACAATCTACAAACAGGCCAAACGTGGCAGCATCCCTTCATTTCGCATCGGCGCTGCTGTGAGGTTCGATCCTAAGGCGCTCGTCGAGTGGTTTGATCGTCAGTGATGTCAGATCATGCAAACTCTGCATTGACCTTGTCCTGCACATCTGCTGCCGTGGCTGCCGACAGGTACCGCATTGTACTTTGAAGGTCGACGTGGCCAAGGAACTTCTGCACCGTCTTGAGATCGGTGATGCGTAGCATCTTGGTTGCATACGTTGCACGGAACTTGTGAAGCCACCAGCCGTCTGCGTTTAGGTCGGCACGTTTCGCAGCCGCGACACAATAGCGCAGGAAGTGGCCGTTAGGATTGCCCTCGGTGTTAGGGAAGATCAATTCATCTGGCTTGTGTTTGCCCTTCGCGTCTGTGAGCAGTTCAAGCAACTTGCTGGGGCAGGGAACAGTGCGCTCCTTGTAGGCCTTAGGTGTCCAACCAAATTGTGGCTTCCATGTCATGGCCACTGTTTTCTTCTTGAAGTTGATGTCCTTCCATGTTGCATGCATGACCTCTTGTTCACGGAAGCCAGTACCCATGAAGAAATGAAAGAGCAGAAGTTCTTCTTGGCTACACGCCTTGAAGAATGCGTCGAGGTCATCTTGGTCATAGACCTCTGGTTCCTCCTCGACGTAGTCGGGCCAGTCACCCTTCTTGGTGATGCCAGTCAGCCCTGCCCACTTGAGGAAGCTCATCACATTGGCGAACTTGTTCCAACACGTGCGTGGTGCCAGCTTTGCTTCATTACGCAGGTACGCGTGAAACTGCAGCATGTCCTTGCGCTCGATCTCATCGAGGTAGGTCTTGGTGCAGGACTTCGTGAAGTAGTCGAGTGAGCCGGTGTATGCGTTGTCTGTCTTGGGCTTTTTCGTCAGGCGAACTTCTGAGAGGTAGTCAGCGATGGCCGCGTCAATCCTCCTGCGCTTGTCATTGTCCTCGGGCTTGATTTCAATCCCTTGTGCAATGGCCTTGAGTTCAGTCTCCTTGCGTAGCTGTCTGGCAACAGCATTGGCAGGACTGGTGCCGACAGACTCACGGTGTCTACGACCATCTTCTGTCCAGTCGATGTAAAAGGTTCCATCTGTGTATTTCTCTTCTACACCGTCGATCACAATCCAATCGGAC